GGGGTGGCGGTGCCATTATCACCACTGAATCAGGTCAATATCTTGGATTTGGCACTAGCGATACCGAGCGCATGCGCCTTACCTCCGCTGGCCTTTTAGGTCTGGGGACTAGTAGCCCTGACGGCACTGCTCATGTCCATACAGCCTCAGCCGGAACAGTAACTCCAAACTCCGCTGCAGATGATCTGACAGTTGAAAACAGCGGCGCTGGTGGAATCAGCATCCTCACTCCAGACGCTAGCAATAGCGCGCTATTTTTTGGTTCTCCTTCAGATGCAGTAGGGGCTGCTATTCGCTGGAATTACACAAATAGTGAGTTTCTTCTTGGAGCGGACAAGTCAGGCGCTTCCACGAAGCTGACATCTGGAGACGGAGTGACAGCGGTCACTATTGACTCCTCACAGCGAGTAGGGATTGGCACTACTAGTCCCTTCGCGTTGTTGCACGTCAAGGCAGATACCAACAAGAACTTAATCGTCCAAAACGGTGGCGCTGATGCGATTGAAGTTTCTAACTACAACACGGGCGATGGCTACAGGGAGGTGATCTTTGGCGGCTCTGCGCTTAGGTTCAACACCGGAACCGCTGGCGGCGGCAGCTCTCTTGAGCGCGGGCGATTTGATGCATCAGGTCGATTTTTAGTTGGCACGTCTTCTAGCGCTGGACTTAATGCGAACTTGCAAGTTAGACAAAACAATGGATACGCAATAGAAGCATTTAGATCCTCCAATGACGCAAATGGATCGTTTATTTGGGTAACCAAGAGTCGCGGCACGGAAGGAAGTCCAACAGAAGTTTTGTCTGGGGATTCTTTGGGTGGCTACGGATTTCGCGGTTATGACGGCGCCGGCTATGTAGATGCTGCTTACATTTATGCGGAGGCTGATGCTGATTGGACAACTTCTGGTGACACAACTGACAACCCCTCGCGTTTAGTGTTCTCCACTACCGCCGATGGAGCGAGCAGCCCGACGGAGCGGATGCGAATTAGAAGTAGTGGGCTGGTTTGTCTAGATGGAAACAATCAAGATGCGCCAGAAACAAATAGTGCAACCAATGGAATTTCTTTTAATTGCACAACAGGTTCTCACGCGCAATTTGCAAAGATTGCCGCCGCTGTAGCTGGTTTTAACCGGATGAGCGATGACGGAACAATAATCCGTCTGATGCAAGCCGGTACAGAGGAAGGCACTATTTCCGTTTCCGGTAGCACCATCAGTTACAACGGTGCACACCTCTCCCGCTGGTCTCAACTCCCTGGTGGCACAACCCGCGAAGAAATCCTGCGCGGCACCGTCCTGAGCAACATTGACGAAATGTGCGCCTGGGGCGAGGAGGACAACGAGCAGCTCAACCGCATGAAGGTCTCCGATGTGGAAGGCGACCCCAATGTGGCTGGCGTGTTCCAGGGCTGGGACGATGACGACGACACCTACACCGACGACTTCTACTGCGCGATGACGGGTGACTTCATCATCCGTATTGCAGAAAGTGTCACGGTCCAGCGCGGTGATCTACTCATGTCCGCTGGCGATGGCACCGCCAAGCCCCAGGACGACGACATCATCCGCAGCAAGACCGTCGCCAAAGTGACCAGCACTCACGTCACCTGCACCTACGACGATGGCAGCTATTGCGTGCCCTGTGTGCTGATGGCCTGCTGATTAGTCCTACTCACTAAACCCCTTAAACTAATTCAGAAACGTTTTCACCCAAATGTCTACTACCTTCACCTGGCACATCGCTAACCTTGAGCGAGAAACCGAAGATGGTTTCGTTTTTACCGCCCATTACACCATCGATGCTAAAGACGACACCTATGCTTCTGGTGCATATGGTTCTGTGGGTTTTGAGCGCCCTGAGAACCTGATTCCCTTTGCTGACCTGACTGAAGATCTAGTGATCTCTTGGGTCCAGGAAGCCATTGGTGGCGAAGAAAAGGTCAACGAGATCCAAGCTGCCCTCCAAGCTCAACTGGACGAGCAGCGCCACCCCACTAAGAAATCTGGTGTGCCGTGGTAAGCAAGAAAACCCTGAGCGGTAAACCAGTCCGCCTTCCTTCTAAACCCAAGCAAACGACCCAAGGTTTTAGCAAAAACAGCAAACCTAAAAAGGGTCAAAAAGCTTATCGAGGTCAGGGTAAGTAAAACTTTTAAAAACCTTTAATTCTATTTGCAGCCCTTGGAATAATCCTGGGGCTGTTTTGTTGTTAACGTTTAAAAAGAGTTTTGTTTTGTTATGCCTTTTAGTTCCGAAAAGCAAATGCGTTATATGTACTCTCAAAATCCTGAGATTGCTAAGCGTTGGTCTAAAGAAGCAAAAGCTGCAGGTAAGCCACAGATCCAAAAGGGTGGCAAGATGAAAAAAGGTTATAAAACCAAGTAATTATTATGCCAATCAAACGCGGCGGACAGACTCGTAGCAATGCGGGTCGCTACGCTCCTGAAGGTCAAGGAGCCACTCAACGAGGTCGTAATCTTCCGACCCCTAAAGGTAACGAACGACCTATGCAAACGGCTCGGTTGCCTCGGGCCAATATGCCTGGCACTGTGACTACCTCAGGGGCCGCTAGAACCGCTGCAGGGGCTTCTGGAGGCGGTATGTTGTCTCGTCTGTCCATGGTCCTGCCTCATCTTGCTGCAGCCGCTGCTGGTCTTTCTGCTGGTGCTGCAAAGGCTCCTGGGCTGACTTCTCAAATGAAGCAGGAGTATTACAACGAAGCCAAAGGTAAACGGCAAATGGAACTTCGTGATCAACAGATGAGCGCTGATAAGGGTTCGTTTGATGATGCCTTTGCTGCTGCTCGTCAGTCTGGTCGTCAGGACTTTTCTTGGCGTGGTCGTAAGTACAACACAAAAGTTAAAGGAGAAGGTTAATGGCTAAAGGTCCCTGCTGGAAAGGCTACGAAATGGTTGGTACTAAAAAGAAAGGTACCAAAACTGTTCCTAACTGTGTACCTAAAGGTAAATAACCATGCCGTCATTTGAAATCAAACGTGAAGGTCAAAAGCCTAGTGGCAGTGGTCCCAGCCTCCCTTCCATCCAAGAAACCAAACCGCTCCCTTCTGGACATCAATACCGTCCTGGTTCTATTGATGTAAAAGCTGTTCGGTTGGCTTACAAAATGAAGAAGGGTTTTAGCGGTATGGCCTAATGGATCCTTCCTTTCTCCTGTCCACAATCCTTGGTATCGCTAGTCTTGCTGGTGGTACCTTTGCTTGGTCACATAAACGGCATTCAGAACTTGACCGTCGTATTGACCAAGTAGAGATGACGGTTCACAAAGAGTTTGTTAGAAAGGACGAGCTCATGCCGATGATGGACCGCATTGACCAGCGGATTCAACACATCGACGAGAAACTCGACCGGATTCTTCTCAATGGCCGACATCTCTCTTCGTGATGTAGCTAAGTACTACAGCGATCAAGAACATCAAAACTTTGCTTTGGATTTCCTAGAGGACAATACGCCTCCTGGAATCTTGGCAAAATTTTCTGATTTGTGGCGATCAGGCCCAAAGAACACAATTCCCAGTAACGGCTCGTGGGACGGTGTAGTAGAACTTGCTCGTGAAGCTGGAGCAAAGTTTCCAGAGCTAGTAGCTGCTCAGTGGGCTCTTGAAAGTAACTGGGGTCGATCCACATCAGGCACTCACAATTATTTTGGTCTAAAAGGTAAAGGTTCTTCCGTCAACACCACGGAGTATGTAAATGGAGTACCTATTTCTGTTCGGGACGGGTTTCTTAATTTTGGCTCTCTCAAAGAGTGTGTTGAATACCTTGTTACCCGGTGGTACAAAGATTACAAACAATACAGCGGAATTAATAACGCAAAAACGACGTTAGAAGCAGCTCAACAATTAACAAAACAAGGATATGCAACAGATCCTGTTTATGCCGCAAAGTTGATAACACTTGTTCAACGTCAACGGCCAAAGCAGGAGGTCCAACAAGCGGGAAAGTTGCTAAAGGTACCTTACGAGTACCAACTAGACAATGGACCCACTGGGTATCGGGAGTGTTTCAGCTCTAGTTGCGCCATGGTGGCTAGCTACTACGGCAAGATCAAAGGTGACGATGCGTATAACAAGCTCAGGGCACGTTATGGGGACTCTACAAGCGCCGATGCTCAACTCAAGGCCCTCAGGTACCTCGGACTAGATCCTAAATTCATTCAGAACGGCACCCCAGAGCTTCTCAGAGGCGAGATAGACGCTGGTAGGCCTGTAGTAGTCGGATGGCTCCACAAAGGCCCTGTAAGCGCTCCTAGCGGCTCTGGGCACTACAGTGTGGTCATTGGCTACACAGAAGGTGCTTGGATACATCACGACCCTAATGGTGAGGCCGATATGGTCCGTGGAGGATATGTCAACTACACGAAGGGTAAAGGCGTGGCTTATAGCCAAAAGAACTGGAATAAAAGGTGGCTTGTTGAAGGTCCTGGGTCGGGTTGGGCTATCTTGATCAAGAAACCGTCCTAATTATTCCTATGGACCTCTCTGATCCTTCAGTGCAAGCAGCTCTTTGGCTCAGTGCTTTTGCTGCTTCTGAGCTTATTGCTGTTTCTAGTTTGAAAGAAAACAGTCTCATACAATTGGGAGTGAAACTATTCCGAGTTCTTTATGGCAGCCGCTCCAAAAAAGTCTCTAAATAAGACTGAAGGTCTGGCTTCAGAAGGTGATCTTTATTCTCTTCACCGTTTAGTAGCCACCAAACTTATTGATCAGTTAAATCGTGATGATGTGAAAGCATCTGACCTTGCAAACGCAATTAAGTTCCTTAAAGACCAAGGCATTACTGCTCTTAACGGTGGTGATGTTTCTGCTATTTCCGAAATGATTTCTGCTTTGCCAGAAGTCGATATGAAGAAAGTTAGGTCTTATATTAGTGCTTAGGAACTAATCCTTCCTTTATGTACAAAGCAGAGCCCTCGGTATGGTGATTTGTTCGCCTGCCGGGGGCTTTGTCTATATGACCCCTGAGGCTGCTATGGCGAACCTTCAAGCCCTCCAGCGTCGTGAAGCGGTTAAGCAATGGAGACAGTCAATCAAAGATGCCTTTGGCTGTAAATGTGCCTACTGCGGGGTTCAAAGCAGTGACCTAACTCTTGATCACGTTCACCCCAAAACTAAAGGTGGTGAGGATTTAGCAACCAACATCGTCCCAGCTTGTAAGCGTTGTAACCACGAAAAGGGTAGCTTTCACTGGAAAACTTGGTTTCAAGGCACCCCTGACTATTGTGAGGAGCGAGCTACGCAAATCGAGCAATGGACGAACTACCGCCTATGCCCAATCTCAATCTCTCCATAGAGCAGCAGCTACGGGTGGAGCGTATGAAGCGAGATATTCCAAATGCCAAACGAGAAGACCTGGAAAAGTATCTGCTGCATTTCATCCAAATGAATTTGATCCTGCAGAATAACTTGAGCCAAGTGTTCAAGTGGGCCAACAATGCCAAGGACTTCAAAACAAACTGAACAAATTATTCAGGATGCTGTAGCTAGCTTTCCTGTCTTTGCTACACACCTTTGGCATTACCTCCGGCTGCCTAGCCCTACACCGGTTCAATACCAAGTAGCTGACTACCTTCAGGAGGGTCCTAGTCGGCGCATCATCATGGCGTACAGGGGCTGCGGTAAGTCGTTCCTTACGGCTGGCTATGTGCTGTGGAGGCTACGTCGGGATCCAGACTGTAAGGTGCTAGTGATCTCTGCAGCTCAGGACCGTGCTGATGCGTTCTCCGTCTTTTGTCATGACCTGCTCCGAAACTGGTTCATGGTCAAAGACTTGTTCCCTAGCGACACCCAACGGTTCTCAAAAGTTGCTTTTGACGTTTACGGAGCGAAACCAGACCAGTCTCCTTCAGTACGTTCCAGCGGCATTTTTGGTCAGATTACTGGCTCACGCGCTGATCTTATCGTTGCTGACGACGTTGAGACACCACAGTCCTGCGAAACCCAACTGATCCGAGACAAGCTTCGGGAATCAATCAAAGAGTTTGACTCCGTAATCAAACCCGGTGGTGAGATCGTGTTCCTTGGCACTCCTCACACCCAAGACAGTGTTTACGCAAAGCTTGAGGTCTCTGGCTATGAAGTCAGAATTTGGCCTGCTCTGTACCCCACTAACAAGAAATTTAAGGACTACTACGGTGATCGCCTTGCACCTCGGATCAAAGCTGACCTAGCCAAAGACTCCTCTCTCGCTGGACACCCTGTAGACCCTGGACGCTTTGACTGGGAAGAACTAGAAGCCAGACAGCTCTCTATTGGTCGGTCTACGTTTAACCTCCAGTTCCTGCTGGATATTTCACTGAGTGATGAGGAGCGGTTTCCTCTCAAGCTCAGAGACCTTTGTGTGTTCCGTTTAAACCGTGAACAAGGCCCTAATAAGGTTGTGTGGATGGCTAACGGCGATAAAGCCCTAGACCTACCCTCTGTCGGCCTTCATGGTGATCTTTTCTACAAACCTGCCCAAATAGGGGATGAGTTTCTTGAATACACCGGGGTTGTCATGGCTGTTGACCCCTCTGGACGCGGCAGCGACGAGCTTGGCTACTCGGTAGTTGCATACTTGAACGGTAATCTTTTCCTCCTTGCTAGCGGTGGCCTTCGGGGTGGTTACAGCGAACCGAACCTCAAGAAGCTTGCCCTCATCGCTAAGGAGTACAAGGTCAAGCAAATATTGGTTGAAAGTAACCTCGGCCTCGGGATGTTTTCTGAGCTCCTCAAGCGCTACCTCGGCACGATCTACCCCTGCAGCGTTGAAGAGGTCCGACATACAAAGCAAAAGGAACTCCGCATCATCGACACCTTGGAGCCTGTCCTTAACCAACACCGGCTCATGGTCGACACGGATGTAATCCTTCAAGACCTCGCCTCTACGGAGAGCTACCCAAGCGAAACTAGAAGCCAGTACCAACTGTTCTTTCAGCTCACTCGGATTACCAAAGAGAAAAATAGCCTCAGACATGACGACAGACTCGATGCTCTGGCTATGGCCGTTCAGTACTTTACGGAGTCCATGGCTCAAACAGAGCAGAAAGCTATGCAGGCTCGTGAATCGGCACAGTGGGAGCTAGAGCGTCGGTTCATCCAAGGAGAGGGTGGTTTGAAAATCGACGCCATTGGATACGCTAATTCCCTAGAAGACCTCCAGAAGGCCCTGTATGCCTCTTCAGGGTCCTGTAACTGGTTAGATAGCTAAAAGGGGCTAGAGGGGCCTTAGAGGGGCTTCTAGGGGCCTCTCAGAGAGCTTACGTCCAAAGACCCCTCTAAGTGTTTACCAAAAGAGACCCCCTTTAAGAAATACAACAAAGAGAGGCCTCTTGACAGGGGTGCTTAGAGTGTGGTTAAAGGTATTTAGAGATACTTAGAGATACTTAAAGAGTTTTTTAAAGAGGTCTTTAGCTGTCTCTTCTTTAAAGTACTTAAAGACCTTTTAAGACAGTTTTAAAAGTGGTCTTAAAGAGGTCTCTAGCCGTTAACTTAAAGGCCACTTAAAGAGTTCTGTAGTACTCTTAGGTGCCTTTAAATACCTAATGAGAATGGCTAGCGTAGCCCTGATCACTGTGACACCAGATGCAGAGGAGTTGCTGGTGTACATGGCTAGAGTCTCTAACCCAGTTAATCAAGGCGTAGGTCAACGATCAGAACGACTTATCCAATACCTCATAGACCACAAGCATTGGTCTCCGTTTGAGATGGTTCATATGGTGTTACAAATTGAAACCACTAGGAGTGTTGCTGCTCAAATCCTTAGGCATAGGTCGTTTAGTTTTCAAGAATTCAGCCAGAGATACGCAGATACAAACCTCCTTGGTTCTGCTAGAGCTCCTCACCTCAGACGACAAGACAACAGCAATAGGCAAAACAGTATTGATGATTTGACTGCTGATAAAACTCAAATCTTTTATCGAAGGATTAATCAGCACTTTGAAGAGGCACAAGACCTGTACAGAGAAATGGTCTCAATGGGTGTAGCTAAAGAGTGTGCTCGTGATGTATTGCCTTTGGCTACTCCGACTCGAATGTATATGGCTGGTAGTGTTCGGAGTTGGATTCATTACATTGATCTACGGTCTCAAAATGGGACTCAAATGGAACATATGAATATTGCTAACGAGGTTAAACAAATCTTTTGCAAAGAGTTTCCTACTATTGGTAAAGCACTGAACTGGGTCTAGCTGTGGCTGAGCGTAACTACCGCAAGGAATACGACAACTACCACTCCAAAGCAGAGCAAAGGGAGAACCGTAGTAGCCGTAATAAAGCCCGTAGAAAGCTCAAAAAGGCTGGGTATGACCTTAGGGGTAAGGACGTAGACCATAAGGATGGGAACCCTAAGAACAATGGGCACTCCAATCTAAGGATTCAAAGTCCTAGCCAGAACAGAAGCAGGAATAAGTAGGTCTTTGAGGCCTGCTTTTTTTTTTTTGTCAAGGGGTAAAAAGGTTTTGCTTCAGATTTTTGAGCACTAGTTAGCGCTTGGCCTCGCCTCCGTTACCCCCTGGGGGGGCTTTAGGGCCGCCCTTAGTGAGAATGCGTCGCAATTGCAGAGCTATTGGGGGGGTCCTAAGGCGGACTCAGTATGAGATAGGGATGAGACTGGTGAGATCGGGAGCGGGGGAATATATACGCGCGCGCAAGGCCACACCTAACTAGGCCCTAGGAGCCTCTGAAAGCCCTTCAATACCCTCTCAGCACTCAAGACACCTAGGAGCTACTACAGGGCCTCTCCTGGCTCTCCTAGAGGCCTCTCAGGGTTTGTAACGATTCACAACAGGATCCCTAGCCTTAACCCTGACAGGCTGTAGGGTAGCCTCAAGCGAGCCGAGAGGTTTCGCCTAGTCCCTTTCACGTTCTACGTCCTATGTCTTTTGAACCTTGGAACATCTGTCTAATGACAGATCACGGCACTTTAAAGGTGCTGGATTGCTTTGATACTTATCAACAGGCCGACAATCAGCTTGATAAGTGGCAGGATCACTACCCTTTTGGGATCGTTGATGTCTACTCCAGAGGGTTTCTTTTGAGTGCTGAGGTGGAGCAATGATGACAGACCTACGTTTCAAAGTAGAAACAAGCTACGGCAGGTTCAGAGCTTACCCGGTAGATCAAACAGCCATCTTGCTAGTTCGTTTGGCTAAGTCGAAGACCTTACTCCCTGGAGATTTAGGAACTTTTGCAGGTCTTGGCTACCGATGTGTAGATCAAGATGGCAACGAAATTACAATCAGCCAGCTGTACTAATGAAAATATTCCTCTTTTCCTGTCTTGCTATCGGTTCCCTGTCTTTTATGGCAGTTCAACAGCTAGCAAGCATCACAACAACCAACAGCGGCACCCAACAAGTAAACCAATGAACAGCGCCTTTTACTACTACTACCAATGGGAACAAGAACAGTTAGCACGCTGGGAGTATGAACAGGAGCTAGCAGACAACGACTACAACCAAACCAACACCGAGGAACTTTCCGATGACCTCCGCAACCTTTGACCGTTTCGACATAGCATCCGCTCACTATTTGTTCTGGAGTGAGCATCACTCGGGAATGTTTAGTGAAGGCTACACAAAGCTGTGTAAGGCCTTGAGTATCTTTAAACCTAGTCCGTCGTTTGATTGGCAATCTCTCTCAGATAATGCAAAAGATATTTATAGGGATCTCTGCAAACGTGAGCTGGTGAAGTGTGATTATGACTCTTTAAGTTACATTTTGGAAGATAACTACGACCTAGAAGATAATTGCGTCACTTGGTTTGTTGAGCATTACAACGACAATCCCGAAGATCTTTGCAATTATCAAACGTCAGACTTCGTAAATATAGATATGTGCTACACAAAGGATCTCATAAATTTCTATAACTCAAACGAAGAATCTGTCCTCTCTTGGTGTGATCAACTCTGCGACGCTTACGGATACAACTCAAGGCTGCAACTTTTAGAAGGTCAAACAGTAGAAGACCCAGACGACTTTGCTACTGGTCTCGTAAATTCAGCGATGACATACCTAGGCTGTGAGCTCTACCGATTAGTGGAAGATGCCTGACAAGTTATGGAATCTATATCTAGTTTTCTATTCAATTTGTTTCTGTTCTTTGTCCCTGTATTCTTTACTGTTCTAGGCCTACTTAGAGCCAATTAACTACAACAAAAGGGCTCCTAAACAGGGGCCCTATTTTATATCTAGGTGTTATTGAGAATGAGTTGCAATAGCAGGTAGGGGGAGGGTAGGTCTAGTTGAGAATGATTCGCAATATCAACAGTCTCAAATGAGAATGAGAATGAGAATCAACTAGACCAGACCTGGGTTCGGTCTTAACTACTATCACGCCACGGGGCACGCCACGGGACACCAGCTAAATTTCCTTTAAATTGCTTTTAGCGCTGTGTCGGTGGCAATGCTAGTCCCAGCTAACGCCAAGGAGAAGTTCTACGCACCACTTAAGCAAGTGGCAGCTCAGTATGTCCCACTCCTGATGGCACGAATGGCGGTGTTACAAGATCGAGCCAATCAGGCACTTGAGTTTCTGGATTCTGAGGAAGATGAGGAGCGAGAGTTGGTATGGATGGATGACGCAGAGAAAGTAGTTGCTGTTGCAGAGGCACAATCCGTCCTTCATAAGTCAGTAGTAGAAGCAGGGATGTGCCAATCGTTAGTCGGTGCATTTGCTGACCTCTTGGAGAATGAGTACCAAAGGATCAGAGAAAGCCGTTGTGCGTTTTTAAACGAGGAAGGTGAGTTGGAATCGCTATACGAAGATGACGAATCAAATAGTGGCTTTGACTGATACTCCTTTGGTTAACCATCCACCTTACCAGAGGCCTCTCTGAGGACCTCTAAGGCCCTCTGAGTACCTACCTGGTCCATCCACCCCAGAAGCACCGTCCAAGTGGCGTAGAGACGCTCTGGAGCGTCAATCAGAGAGTTGTTGAACTGGGTGTTATCCCAATACGCCACGAGACAGCGGTTGGTGAGGTCATCCAGTTCAGCTTTGTCACACATTTGGTTGAGCTCTTCCTCGGTGTAGCAATCACTCATTAATCACAACCTCACCACAAATACTCTCAAGAGCAGCTAAATACCCATCCCAAAAGTCTTTCTGTTGATCACCTACAGCCTTCTTGTATTGATCACGAGCATATTCATATTCATCAATCACAACTTCAACATCAAGAGTTACTGCTTCTGACATTTCACTTCTGCTCCCAAATAGAAGGATCGTGTTGGTCATCTTCTGTAGCTTCAATACGTTCCAACATTTCATCCAAGAACTCAGCTAGTTCTTCTTCAGTCATAGTTACTGGAACTTGACTGGGATCTTGAGGAGTCATGAAGTGGTTCTTTAAGTAGTGGCGAAAGACCTCTTTAAAAAAGACTTTTTAAATATCTCTAAGTACCTCTTTAAGGAGACGGCTAGAGACCTTTTTAAGAACCTCTTTAAGAAGGTACTTAAAGGTACTCAGAGGGTCCTTAAAGAGCCACTTAAAGGGGCCACTTCAAGAGCT